GCTCAGTTTCGCGGATGTGGGTGAGTTTGAGCATGGTTTCTCTCCAAAATGTGCCCTGAAACGGCAGGGCACGCACCGGTTTTTGCCAAATAGTCAAGTTTGTTTGAGTGTTGGCAGGCGTTTTGCCAAGGGCAAAGCCTTGCTGCGTATGGGTTTGCGTGTATATCAGGCAAGTATCACTCGAAAAACAACTACAGCTAGGGTAGGTGTTTGTAGTTGGGTGTGTAGAAACGAGCAGAAACAAAAACTTCTACTCACCCATATACAAACACGTCTCCTTTTAGTTTCTATATCTATATAGATAGATGGATGATATGTTGCCAACGCCTTATTTGGCGCGGGTTTGCGCTTGGCAGATTGCTTGGCAGGACGCAAACAAACTTGACTATTTGGCAGAAATGGGGTTCTACACACTTGGTGTCGGTTTGGTTGTTCAGGTGGGACAAGTTGTCCCACTTATAAGGTGTAGCCTTGGTTAAATGCCCATGTGCGGGCCTTGTTGGCTAGCTCAGCCTTGTGTGCGCTGTGCCCCATGAAGTCAACGAGGGTGCGCCCTTGGTATAGTAGGCGTACGCATATGGTGTTTGGTGCGCCCCATACGTGATAGGTTTCTAGCGTGGCTTTTTTCATTTAGCTTCTCCAGTATAAAACGTGACTGCTCAGTCACAAAATGCACGAGGCGTGCGCGGAATGACTAGCGAGTACAAAAGCTGACTCGCTAGACACGAAACGAAACACCGCGCCAGCCCCACTCTTGAAACTTGGCGCGGTAAACAGGTGGGACAAACTGTCCCGGCTTACTCAAAGCTGATAGAGGCACGCAACTCGGACAGGAGCGCATCAAACTGCTTCTTAGTCAAGCCAGCCTCGATGATGCTGGTGCTGATGGCCTTGACTAGCTTCTTGTCCACAGCAACCTTGTTGGCCTGCTTTGTAGGTTGTGTGCCAACGATGCTCCCGATGATGCGGTTGGCCTTGCGCTTAGCCGCACCATCGCTGTCCGCCCATTGGCCATCGGCGAACGCCTCGCCGTAATGCTTGGCCACTATCGGGCAAACGATAGCCTTGATAGTTTCGCGGTCTGCGCCCTTGGCCAAGCCTTGCAGCTTGACCAGCTCTGCCTCGAACGCATCCCCATGCTCGAGCGCAGAGATGACGGCCTTAGTGATTGCAGTAGTGTTGAACTTAGTCATTTGATTTCTCCTTGGTGGGACAAGTTGTCCCGGTTAATGTCCCGCAGTGAGAGGCTTCCCACCGCATCGACAACCAAATTTTACTTGATGGGGTCTTTTTGACCTCAAAATGTGATATAAGGCGACCCCACCCTACCCCCACCAGCCCTTTAAGCCAAGGCCGTGCTACGTTGCCATAAACACTGTTTTGCATCCGCAAATCAAAATCCAAAATAAACAAAGTACCCCCATCCGCAAAATCCAGCCCCACCACCAATTTTTTAAAAAACCCAAAAAACCTCTCTGTCTAACCTTAGACAACCCCAAATAAAAAAACCCCCGGGCATAACACCGGGGGTTAAGAATGTGCCGTCAAACACACTCAAGGAGAAGCAAATGCGCAACAGATTGCACAATCACCGGAACGGAGTATATACTCAGCGCCTACGAGGCTGCAAGGGCTTACGCATGTTTGACCATCTTATTGAGTTTGAACCGGATGTTTTTAACAACACGCCGGAAACAATACTGGACACCGACGAGGTGACTCCAGCGCAAGCGCTTGACGCCAAAATCAATACCAAGGACTGGCTAAAAGAACTGGGCGCGGTAGATACGCAAGCCCTAACCACCCAGTTAGACAAAGATGCGGCGCGTTCTACGTTTGCCAACCTACTCACCAACGCCCCCGAGCAAATTACCCACACAGCAATAGCCCAGATCAAAACGCCAGAAGCAGTCCAACACATTGTGGGGATGCTTACCGCCTACGACTGGGAGTTTATTCATCAAGCGCAGCAGCTACGGGGCTACGCAGTAGCCAAATTGGTCGAGGAAACGACCAACCCCAGCGCTAGCATCCGGCTAAAAGCACTTGGGCTACTAGGTAAAGTGACCGAGGTGGGCCTGTTTACCGACAAGATTGAGCTTAAAAAGGAGTCCCTTACGGATACTGAGCTTGACCAGCGTATTAAAGATAAGCTATCCAAGTTCATGGGCGTGGTGGACATCCAAGAAGTGCAGGATGTGATAGAGAACACGGTTAATGACGATTGAAAAGATAACTTCTCTGACAAAAACTGAGCTTGCAGCGCTTCAGTTGGCGCTGCCAACGATGTCAATTGCGGAAAAGATAGAGCTATTTGCCGACTTGGAAGTTCGCGAGCGCCGAGCTACTCTACAAGCAGCGCAAAATAACATGTTGGGGTTTGCCAACGCGGTATACCCGGGGTTCAAAGTGGGGCCGCACCACAGAAAACTGGCAAAAATTTTTACGGACGTGATTGAAGGACGCAAAAAGCGGGTAATTATCAACATTGCCCCACGTATGGGCAAGTCCGAGTTCTCGTCCTACTTGTTTCCCGCCTATTTCCTTGGCAAGTACCCAGAGAAGAAGATTATTATGGCAACCCACACCGCCGGGTTGTCCGAAGACTTTGGTCGGCGGGTACGAAATCTGATTGACGGCGAGGACTTCGGGGAAGTTTTTCCAAACACTTTGGTTGCAGACGACCAAAAGGCCGCAGGTAAATGGAGTACCTCCGCCGGAGGCCAATACTACGCCGCAGGCGTAGGGGGTGCTCTTGCCGGTCGCGGTGCGGACTTGTTCGTCGTAGACGATCCCCATTCTGAGCAGGACGTAAAGGCTAACAGCCGCCTTGCCTTTGATACGGCGTGGTCGTGGTTCCAGACCGGCCCCTTGCAGCGCCTGATGCCCGGAGGGGCAATCATCATTGTGATGACGCGTTGGGGGAAACTTGACCTGACCGGGCGGCTGATTGACTACCAGACCAAAAACCCAGACGCGGAGCCGTGGGAGATCGTGGAACTTCCCGCCATACTGAACGAGGGAACCGAGGACGAGAAGTCCCTTTGGCCCGAGCAGTGGCCGCTGGAGCAGTTAAAGACCACCAAGGCATCTATTGACCCCCAGTACTGGAACGCCCAGTACATGCAACAACCCACATCCAATGCTGCGGCAATAATCAGCAGGAAACTTTGGAGAATATGGGAGCCCGAAGAGCCACCCAAGTGTGAATACATAATTCAGTCGTGGGACACGGCACATGAAGTAAAAAACAACTCTGACTACTCCGCTTGCACAACGTGGGGTGTGTTCTACAACGAGGAAGAACGCGACGAAGCCCAGATAATTTTGCTAGACGCGTTCAAAGAGCGCATGACATTCCCCGACCTCAAGGCCGCAGCGCTTAAACATTGGAAGGAGTGGGAGCCTGATGCGTTCATTGTGGAGAAAAAGTCGGCGGGTGCGCCGCTGATCCAAGAACTTCGGGCGATGGGTATCCCAGTGCAGGAAACAAACCCCAGCCGGGGCAACGACAAGATCGTGCGGGTCAACGCTATTGCTGATTTGTTTGCTTCAGGTAAAGTCTGGGCTCCCGATACGCGCTGGGCGCGGGAAGTAATTGAGGAAGTGGCCTCGTTCCCCAACGGGGATAATGATGACTTTGTGGACACCACCAGCCAAGCCCTGCTGCGTTACCGGCAAGGTGGGTTCATCGCGTTGGACACGGACGAGAAAGATGAGCCCATTTATTTCAAGCGCCGTGCGGCGTATTACTAAGTTTTTAAGGATTTGATATGGCCACCAATGTAGACAAAGCCCTGTACCAGCAACCCGCAGGTATTGACGCCCTTGCGCAAGACGAGTCCCCCTTGGAAATTGAGATTATTGACCCAGAAGAAGTCAATATTCGCACAGACGGCTTGGAAATAAGCTTTCAGCCGGGGGACGACGAAGGTGAGGAAGGTTTTGATGACAACTTGGCGGAGTATGTAACTGATGGGGTACTACAAACTTTGGCAAACGACTTGGCTGGAGATATAGATAGTGATAAGTCCTCGCGCAAGGAGTGGGAGAAGTCCTATGTCGAGGGTTTGAAGCTGCTAGGCTTGCAAATGGAGGATCGCACGGAGCCGTGGCAAGGCGCGTGTGGCGTGTTTCACCCCATGATTACTGAGGCGGTGGTGCGTTTTCAAGCTGAGACGATTACGGAGACATTTCCTGCCCGGGGGCCGGTGAAAACCAAGATTATTGGGCTGGATGATCCGCAGGTGCGCGAGGCCGCAGCGCGGGTTGAGGAGGACATGAACTTTGAGTTGACCGAGAACATGGTGGAGTTCCGGGCGGAGCACGAACGCATGCTGTGGAGCCTCCCGGCCACCGGCTCGGCGTTCAAAAAGGTGTACTACGATCCCAGTTTGGGACGCCAAGTGTCAATGTTTGTGCCTGCCGAAGACATTTTGTTGCCCTATGGGGCCACTGACTTGGATACATGTTTCCGTGTGACCCATGTCATGCGCAAGACCAAGAACGAGATACTAAAGCTCCAGCAGGCGGGCTTTTACTTGGACATTGAGCTACCTGATGCGCCCAAGGATCGCACGGACATCCAAAAAGCCAAGGACAAGGAGACTGGGTTCAACGACTTGGGTGATGAGCGCTATACTTTATATGAGTGCCATGTGGACTTGGACTTGGAAGGGTATGAGGACGAGGATGAGGACGGTGAGCCCACCGAAATCATGCTGCCCTACGTAGTAACCCTAATAAAAGGCACAAACGACATCCTGTCAATTCGCCGCAACTGGAAAGAAGATGACATGCTGCGTTTAAAACGCCAGCATTTTGTACATTATCAATACATCCCCGGCTTTGGGGCGTATGGCTTTGGTCTGTTCCACCTTATTGGTGGGTTTGCTAAGTCGGCCACCAGCATCATGCGCCAGTTGGTCGATGCCGGTACGTTGGCTAACTTGCCCGGCGGTCTGAAGTCCCGTGGTCTGCGGATCAAGGGTGACGATACCCCGATTGCGCCGGGCGAGTGGCGTGATGTGGACGTAGGTTCGGGCACTATCCGCGACAACATCCTCCCCCTCCCATATAAAGAGCCAAGCCAAGTTTTGTATAACTTGCTGGGCAACATTGTGGAGGAAGGCCGTCGTTTTGCATCAACGGCTGATATGAATGTGTCCGATATGTCGGCAAACGCCCCGGTGGGGACAACGCTGGCCCTGCTGGAACGCCAGCTTAAAGTGATGACGGCAGTCCAAGCGCGGGTGCATTACGCACTCAAGCAGGAGCTAAAGCTGTTGAAAAACCTGATCCGCGACTACACAGACGCCGACTACACATACCAACCCGAGTACGGAAGCAGGAAAGCCAAGCGTGGTGACTATGACTTGGTGGACTTGATCCCCGTCTCTGACCCCAACGCGGCGACCATGAGCCAGCGGGTTATCCAGTACCAAGCGGTCATCCAGATGGCGCAGATGGCCCCGGATATTTACGACTTACCCCAGCTACACAGGGGGATGTTGGAGGTCTTGGGGATCAAAAACGCGGACAAACTCGTGCCTATTGAGGACGATATGAAGCCAACTGACCCCGTGTCGGAGAACCAAGCGGCCCTTAACGGCAAGCCGATGAAGGCGTTCATGTACCAGAACCACGACGCGCACATCCAAGTACACATGATGCTGCTCCAAGACCCGATCATTCAGCAGCTTATTGGGCAAAGCCCGCAGGCTCCCAAGATCATGGGGGCCATCAACGCGCACATTGCTGAGCATGCTGGGTTCAAAATGCGCCAGCAGATTGAGCAGCAACTTGGCATGCCCATGCCCCCCGAAGACGAGAAGCTCCCACCCCAAATCGAGGTGGCGCTCTCTGGCATGTTGGCCCAAGCAGCGCAGCAGGTTATGCAGCAGAACCAAGCACAGGCGGCGCAGGCCCAAGCCCAGCAGCAAGCCCAAGACCCTGTGGTTCAGATGCAAATGCAAGAGTTGCAGATTAAAAAACAGGATTCAGACACCAAAAAACAAAAAGTGCTGGCCGATGCCGCTATTGCCGCCGATGCACAGAAACTTCGGGAACAAGAAATTTCTGGCAAGTTGCAGCTTGAAGGATTCAAAGTGGCGGCAAAGATGAAGTCAGATCAGGAGCGCCAAACTTTTGAGCAAGAACACGCCGGATTAAAACTTGGCGCACAAATGAAAAAAGATAATCGGGAGCAGGCCATAACCGCTTTGCAATCAGTTAATCAACTTAATAAACCAAAATCATGATACAAGACTTCGCACGCGTATTGCGCGAAAAAATACGCACTGACATGAATAACTACGCTGATGATTTGGCGGGGGGTGCATGTCGCACTTTTGACGAGTATCAAAAACTCTGTGGGGTTATCTCGGGTCTAGCCCTTGCAGAGCGTTATCTCCTTGACCTGCTTGAGAAAGTTGAAAGAGCCAATGAATAGTAT